TTTTCTTTTTGTTTTCTTTTGCTTCTATTTTTATTAAATCATTTTCTTCATTTTTTGCTCCTACATCCCAGTTTCTCCAACCTAAACTTAAAGCAAGTCTTTGCCATTTAGTATTTCTTCCATCAAAAGCTTCAGTTATAGAACTAACCTCAGAAACAATTCTATCTGATGGAAAATTTGTAACTCCTTCTATTAAAGATCCATAAACTTGATATTTTGGACTTAAATTAAATCTACCATCAACCATTATATCAAAACCTCTTTCGTCTATAACTGCTTTTTCAAACTTGTTTGTTTGTATTGCGCTATATATTTTTCTTAACTTAGATCCAATAGGAGGTGATATATTAGCTGCTTCTAGTATAGTATAAGTATGATCAGCCATATAACCTTTCTTGTCTTGATCTATGTATTTTTTAATTACATTTTTAATAGCTGAAAGAACAGCTCCTTTTAATCCAGAACCTTTTAATAAAGTATCAATCATCCCGGATATTATTCTGTCAGTTTTAGTGTTAAGTTTTTTATCTATAGCTTCTTGATCAACATCTTCGTCATCATCAAAGCCAGGTAAGAAAGCGAATATAGCGTTTTGTAATGCAGAAAATATAAAGTTTTGTATTGCTCCATAGTAAACTATCTTACTTACATTAGCCACATCACTTTGAAATTGATTTTCATAACCTTTAGATGTTCTACGTTTTAAAATATCTAATCCAGCTTTCTTCATTAATCTAGTATACTGCATTGTTGTATTTTGAAAATTCAAAACTAATCTACCTACAATACTAGCTTGTTCTTGAGATATCAACATAGGATCAGAAGACTGTTGAGTTGAATCTGCTATTTCAGAAAACTCTTCCCAAGCTTTTTCTTGAGCTTCCATTTTAGACATACCTTCTTTTATGTATGTATTAACTCTATTTCTGTACATTGTAGCTCCACCTGAAGATATAGCAAAACTATCTACTAGTTGAGTTGGCGTAAAACCTATTTTTAATAAATAAGATAAAATAGCATTAGCCTTATTCTTAGCTCCTTTAGCTGCATTAGCTATTTCTGATTCATTAACGTTAAGCTTTAATCCTGATCTACGTTCTTTTAATTTATTAGAATTAAATATATAAGCAAAATCTCTCCAAAATTGTGGTTGATTTGCGAATGCTGCAGCAGCTTTAACTGGGTTATTGTCTGACCAATTAATAAAATTAACCGTAGATAAAGTTTGTAATAATGCAGATTTTCTATTAAAAAACATAATAGCACCAACAGAGTTGTTTACCCAATCATTCCACGCATTTGTTATCTTATTGTTACCGCTAGGACGATTAGTACCGTTCTTCATTCTATATATAACATCTTCTAAAGCTTCTCTTTGATTAGTACCGTACAAAGCTTCAACTTTGTTTAAGTTTTCTTTACTAAATATAACATCTACATTATCAGTAAATTCTTGTAAAAATTCTGTTCTGTTAGTTTTTTCAGATAAACTATTTAAATCCGACAATAAAGTTTGAGTATCCCAATAGTCACCAGGTTCTGTCCAGTTATCTTTTTTGCTCATTAACAAAAGACCATTTGCAAAATTAGCAAGTTCTACATCAGCAGCAACTAATTCATTTAGTTTAGCTCTATCTCTTTTTGATATACCAGGTATTTCATAACCAGCTTTTTCCCATAAATATACTCTTACAGCTTGATCATAAGTAAAATCACCTGAAGGTATTAATTTACCAAGTCCTTTTTGTTTTGATAAAGCTTGTAAGTTTTTATAATCTTTAAGTATACTTTGTTTAGAGTTTTCTATAGCACTAACACCTCTCATGTAAGGCTTTATTAATGCTTCACGAAAAAACTTTTGATCTTTAGTACCTTGTTTTCCTGTACCAGCAAATACATAAGAAGTTAAACCTTCAAAATCTTCAGCTGATGGTGGTAAAAATACCTTGTACTTACCTATTGCTGTTCCTCTTCTTCTTGCTACAACTTCAGAGAATCGCTTTTCAGCAGCTATACCAGAATTTCTTTCAAGCATTTCATTAAAATCAGCGCTAAAAGTTTTACTAAAATTGATTCTAGCTTGTTGTACTTTGCTTTTAACATCTATTGTTTCTAGCACGTCTCTAACAGCTTTAACATTAGACTCAGCGTCATCAGCAAAATAAAAATCATTATATCCTTCTGCAGCTTTACCTATAATCCAATCAGCTTTAGCTTGTGGGTTACCATTTTCTAAGCCTGTTATATTTTTTAAAGGTATATTTAAACCTACTTCATTTAAGAATTTATATATAGCAGGTGCCGCGGCTTGAGGTCTAGCGGTAAGAACATACATATCTTCTGTGCCTCTTTTGTCTCTCATTAATTCAGCTACTCTAAATAATGGTCCTTTTTTACCATCTAAAACCTCGTTAAACTCAGAAAAATCAAACTTAACACCTTCTAAAGTTAATTGATCTGCTTGAGCGGCAAACTGTTCAGCTGTTAAAGAACCTTTAGTTCCATCTTGAGCAGTGTATAATACGTTGCTTTTAGTTGTAGCTAAAGTATCATCAAAATCAAACACTCTAATTTTTTTAGGTGTTACAGATAGTTTAATTGAAGTAGCATTATCTAAAGCTTTTTGTTTAGTTTTAACATCTATTAATTCATCTATGTTTATTTTATCACTTAATTTGTATATCTTATCTTTAACATATTCTTCAGCTGTTCTGCCGTCTAAAGTAGTGTAGTTAGCTAGTTGATCTGTACTTAGTGATAATACTCTAAAATCACCAGCTTTACTAGTTGAACCTAATTTACCGTCTTGTATGTCTGAATATAGTTTTACACCTAATGTTTGAGAGTAATTAGCAATAGCTTCATTAATTTCAATAGCTTGATTAACTAATATAGTCTCTATTTGAGATTCATATTTTAATCCTCTAGCGGCATTTGTTAAAACTATTTTAGCTAAAGCAAAAGAAACATTAGCAGCAGGATCTACATGCTCTCCTTTGTGTCTTAAATGAGATAATGCTCCTGTTGTAGGATTTGCTAATCTGTTATTAATATAAAACTCTAGTGAAATTTCTTTTTTTCTTTTTGCAGATAATTTATCATAAGATTTTTTAGCTGAATCTCTAGCAAACTGAAGAGCATCTAAATAATCAGGATGAGATTCTGTCGCTGCTTGTGAACCATCTCTTACATCAAACATATCTAAGGTTGTTAAACCTCTCATGCCTCTAGCATTACTAGTGTTTGATTCCATCCAGCGCATAAAGCCTGGAGTTAATTCTGGTTTAGAAATTAACATTTCAGTTGCTTTCTCCATTAAATAATTTAAAGCAGCTTTGTTAGCGCCGTTAGCACTACGTATTCTGTCTCCAAATCTTCTTTCTATTTCTAATAGTTTTTCAGCTTTTGATATTGGCTTATCTAATACTTTACCTATTTGTTGCATGATTCCAGAAGAAGAATTATATATTTCTAGATTAGCTGGATTAAATGGTAAGTCTAAATTATCTGCATTGTCAATTATTTCTTTTCTTAAGTTTGCAGTATCAGCATATTTACCTTGCTCGCCAATTATAATGTTACCATCTTTGTCTCTTTTAGTAAGCGCAGGATCTAAATATCTATTAGTTAAACCAAATACGTCAGCTCCTAAAAATTTAACTAAATCTGAAGGCATTTCTTTCATTAAAGCTTCAGAGAAGTCTTTTAATTGATCCATAGACTTTTCTTGTGACTTAGCTGTAATAGTTTGTCTATATATTTTTAAATAAGGTTTAAAGACGCTAGGTAGATCTGCCCATTTCAATAATGGACTTTTAAATCCAGTTTGACCTTCGCTAAACATATCAGTAAGACCTAATTTATTCCATTGGTTTTGAATATCTGGATCTTGATAATCAAAAGACTCTTTAAAGAAATTTGAATTAGTATTAAAATTAGCAGCTACATCAAGTAACTCATATAATCCATCAGTCATTGCTTCTGGAGTAACGCTAAATTTAATTTGACCACGCTCCATTTGTTTTGTTAATTCATCAATAGAATTTTCAGCAACAATTAATCCTAAAGCCTCCTGGTTAACAACCAACGCTTGATATATTGGACCTTCTGTTTTTAAATCTCTGTTTATTATTTCAAAACTAACTTCTCCACCAATAGCTTTAGCTAAAGATTCTTTTCTACCTCTTACTAAGCTTCCGTTTTTTTCTATGTAATTTTCTAGAAATTGTTCAGTACTTATTTGATTGTTAACATTAGGTAAACGTCTCATTAATTGAAACCCTGATGTCATTCCAGCTAAATTAGTAGAAGTATCAGAAATATCAGTTTCTTTACCTTGCCAATCGCTAGTCCAATTACCATCAACCTTTTTTTGAATTGCTTCTGGAAAAGCTTTAGCCAAATAAGTAGTGGTCATGTTTTCTAAAATTGCTTTTTTATTTTTAGTAAGATAATTTTTAAACGTATTATTATCTTTGCCACCCATTTCTTTTTTGATGTCTATATCAACATCTTTTCCAACTGAGTTTATGATTTCTCTAACTATTGGAGTTTGAGTAGTGTTTTTACTTACAGCTTTGTCTATACGATTTTTTAAAACTCTAACTGTTTTAACTACTTTAGCATTAATGTTCTTTAACACATCAGTGTCAACAACTCTACTAGCTAACAAGCTTTTGTATATAGGCTTTTCAGCAACTAAATCTACATTTTTAACGTTTGCGTCTCCTTCAATTTTTAAAGTACCTTCGTCAATTTGTTCTTTATAATTGTTTATAAGTTCAGGATTTTTTCTTAAAGCATCTAGCATTCTAAAAGAAATTCTACCGTTTAAATATCCATATAAACTAGTATTACCTTTTGTTTTTTTGCCATCATTATCATATTCAGCTGGAACAAAAGCGTTTAAATCACTTTTTCCAGTTCTACTAGGGTTAACTAAATTAAATAAAATATCTTGTTTTAATTCCTCTTGAACCTCTGCTCTTAAACCTTTAAAAGTTCCTGATATAACAGCATCAATCATACCTGGTGAACCTTTTGCACCTTGTAGTTCTTTTATTAAAGCTTCAGAATTAGGATCATAGTTTTCAGCAGTACCTATATTATCAACTATAGTTTTAGCTCTTCTTGCTGGTTTACTTAAAGAGAAATTTACTTTTGCTTCAGCTTTTTCTTCTTCATCCATAACAGCAGCTGGATTACCTTTGCTTTGTCTGTATTTATCACCAAAATGAGCGGCTTTATTAAAATCTTTTACAAATTGAAATACTGCAAATCCTTGATTTTCTTTAAATTGTAAAGCGCTAGGTAAAAAACCATTTATAAAATTTCTAAGAACATTTATTGTTTCAGGCTTTATATTAGAACCAAAATCTCCACTATCGTCAGCTAACACATCTGATAAAGCGTTCATAGCTTCTTCATAATACGCCTCGTCTTTTACAAGTTTTCCATTTTCGCCTACTTTTTTATAACTTTGATCTAACCTAAATTTTACTTGAGCAAATAAATCTGGTTGAGATTCTTCTAAAAAGTCTAATAATTGCTGGCCTTTTTCGTCAATGTTTTTTTGAGTTTTAAACTGTTGCTTTATATAAGGGTGTAAAGCTTCGTGAGCATTTATTCCAGTTCTCATTTTTTCTATAGCAGCGTCTTTGTTTACTATTATAGCATTACCAACACTAACGCCGTCAAAACTACCGTCGTTTAAAGTTTTTAATAAATCTGCTTTTCTAGTGTTTTTTTCTTTTTCCGTAAGCTCTGTGTTTTCTAAAGCTGCGGCATAAGCTAATATTATTTCATTTTTAGAATCTTTACCTTGAGCTATAGTCCAAACAATATCTTCTGTTATAAAAGTTTCTGTAAATTTTTTAGCATTTTCTAGACCTGATTCAAAGCTTTTAGTATAAATTTCTTTAAAATATTTTTGTTTACCTCTTTTTTCTATGGCTTCTTTACTTGCTAAACTTACTGGTAATTTTACACTACCTTCGTCGTCTAGTTCTTTTCTTGCTTGATCGTAGTATAATTGTTTTGTTTCTTGAGAAGAATCAACCCATCGTTTGTTTATATTAAATAAACTAGCGTTTGTCATTCTAGCATTATACATTTGATAACCTGAAGTGATATTAAAGCCTAATTGATTTAATGTATTATTTTCTACGTTTGTTTTTTCAGAGTCTTTATCTACCAGTATTTTTTCTCTTTGATTCATGAGAAGTTCAAACTGATTTCTATGCTTAGTTTCTAATAACCTTAATTGTTCAGGAGTTACGTCTTTCATGCTAGCTAAAGCTTGAAATTCTGTATTGTTTTCTCTTAATTTATAGTTTAATTCTCCAATTTCAAATACTTGATCATACGTTAATTCAGTTCCTAGTCTATTTAAAGTTTGCTCATCTAAAGCATATTTTTCGTTTTGTATTTCATCTATTAGTTTTTGAACCTCTGGTTTATGTGGGCCAGGAATAACAGCTCCAGGATTTGTTACAAGATCAACTCCTGTTAATTCTTTTAATTTAGCTAAACTTTCTTTTAAAGCAGTCATATCTGCTTTAGTATAGATTTCGCTAACAATAGCTTGTTTTACAGCTTTATAACCATTTATACTATTTATACCACTACCCATTAATCCACCTTGAGCATAAACTTCTAATCCACCTGTAAAAGATCCTTTAAATTTTTCAAAGCCTTCAGCATCTTCAGGGAAAAAGTTTTTGTTTTGATCTAAAACATAAATGCTAGCAAAGTTTTGAACAGCATTGGTACCCCATTCTGAACCACCTTCTCTAATGTTACCGCCAATAAATCCTTTTCCTGCATATGTAAAAGCTTCCATTTTACTCATCCTACCCATGGATTTTATACCTTGCTTAACGTTTCTCATTAAAAGCATTGTACCATATTTTTCAAACATAACTTCAGCTATACCATCAACAAATTGTTTAGTTAATTTTTGACCAGGTGTTATTTCTAACGTTTTTTTATCTTGCTTCATTTCCTCTTCAATTCCCATTATTTGAAAAGGATCTAATGTTTTTGATTTATCATTAAGTAAATCGAAGTTTTTCGCAAATCTTATACCTGCGTTTTTTTGATCAATAGCTACATCTAATCCAGCTGCACCCGCTCCTGTTACAAAAAACAAAGGAAGAGCCATAGGCCCAGTTAAAGCCATGCTGAAAGAAGGTAATAATTGAGTAGTGCTTGATGACAGCCATCTTCCCGCATCTTTTAAAGATTGTATTTCATCTACTTTAATTGATTCTTGAAATTTACTAGTTTCTTTTCTTATATCCTCACCAAGATCTACCATTGATGACTCAGAAAATTGTTCCATAAATTCTTCTCCATATATAGACTCTTTCAGTTCAAAGATTCCAGTTAATTCTTCCATTTGAGCATTTAAATACATGCCGTTAGCTCCTAAAGACTTAAAACCTGTTCTAAGCTGTTGTAATCTATCATAGTTTGCTCCAAAGTTTTTTATACCTAAAGGCACAACTTCTTTATAATTTCCTACAATGTCTTGAGTGGATTGTAATGTGCTTTGAGAATCTACAACATCTTCAAAAGCTATAGTAAGTCCTTCCCAGTTTTCAAGAGTTGGATTGTCAGTATATGTTGCTGCGTAGTTTTTGTAGTTTTGTTCTCTTTTTTCAAACAAAGCAAGGTCTTTAGGTAGTTGCTCTATAGCATCTTCTGCTTGATTACCTATATTATAAGTTAAAGCAAGTAAATCAAACCTTGTTGTTTTGTCTAAATCAGTACTAAACTCTGAAAATCTTCTAGCTTTATATTTTGCAATTCTTTTAGCGTCAAATTCATTTAATTGTTCTTCAGATGCTTGACCTAAATCTCCACCTTCGTCGTAAATTTTATATAATTCAAATTCTTTTTTAGAATCAAAATCTTTTTCAGTAAGATCTTCTCCATATCTAACAGTTCCGTCTTTTGCTCTTTTTGTTGATGTATCAAATATACTTGAAATACCACCTGTTGTTACTGTTTTTTTAATTTTAGCAAACTTATTTCTAATATCATCCCAGTATTGTTGCTCTAGGTCTTGTTTTTCTATAGTTGGAGCTTCTATGTATTGAGTTAATTCATTAAACACTTCACCACTTCTAGCGTTTGCTTCATTTAAAAAATTAACATTACCATTTGTTTTTATAAACTCATTTATTTCATTAGCAGAGTTTTCTAAATCATCATCATCGTTAACAGATACAGCGTCTAAAGTAGATCTTAAACCAATACCATATGGATTTTGTTCGTCATACAATCTGTCTGATTCATTTTGTAAGTTTAAAGCATCCATACTTCCAAATGAAGTTCCTTCTGTTGAGGTAATACCTACGGCAGAAAGTCTAGATCGTAATAAAGTTTGAACATCTTCTTCTGATCCTAATAAATCAGTAGATGCTACTAAAGAGTTATCTAGTGAAGCCGTAGAAGTATTTACCGAAAACGAATCCGTATCTTCGGATGCTGGGTTGTTTGCAGACTCCACATTTGCATCCTGTACAGTTGAGTCTTCTTGAAAATCTTGTTCTTGTTGTTTAACTACAGCACCTAAAAGCATTTTAAACTCTTCAAGATCTTTTCCATTTTGATCTGCTAAAGCAGCGAGCTCACTTTCAGTGTACTCTTTGCCGTTTGCAATATATATAATTTCTGCCATGTTCTATTATTTAATTATTAAAATGCTGCATTGAAAGCTGTTTCATCACCTACTGGTATAGGAGCAAATCCATTTATTATCACCATATCAAATAGTCCAGTATCACCTATTTCGTTGTATTGTCTTAATTCGTATGCTGTTTTGTCTTCGCTCAGAGTCCAAAAAGCAGCTTTACCGTTTACGTTATTAGCTTTTACTTGCGGCGTTAATTTTCTAAAGGCTGATAATTGTTTTGAAATTTCTATTGCACCCTCTCCTTTATAAGGTCTTACAGAACCTTGAGAATATTTCTCGGTAAATAAATTATCGTTATTTTTCATAAAAGAACGCATTGTGCCTTCTTTCATTAATGCTGTTTTTTCAGGTGTTACTTCATCATCAGGACTCCACATTTCATATTCAACAGGGTTTAAACCAGCTTTAATTAATATGTCATTTTTAAAAGCTTGTTGAGCCTCTAATATATCATCATCGCTTGATCCATTTTCTTTACCTGACTTTAAAGCAGATTTGTTAGTAATGTTTATTTTTTCTTGCAAATCATTTGGAACTTCTTTTATGAAATTATTATTCCACGCAGTAGCTGCTGTTTGCGAGTTAATTAAATAACTAGACGCTTGAACATCTGTAGCGTTTTGAATATTTGCTCTAATTAAAACTGTGTTAGCTGTTTGAACTCTTTGTTGGTATCCTTCTTTTCCAGTTCTAATAAACTCTTGAACGTATTTATCATTTAGCACGCCTTCTTGTATTTCTCCTTTAGAATTTTTCGCGTATAAATTAATTCCAGTAGCTATCTCTGTTTGAGTATTTAAAGGACCTTCGGTTATGTTAAATATACCTTGTTCACTTAAAGAATAAGCGCCACTATTAACTGATCTAACAAGTCTAGGTGGTTCACCTATTTTATATTCAGTGACAACAGTGTCCCATGTTCCAGTTTCAATATTTGGTTTATGTTCCATTTGGAAACCACCTACTGTTAAGTTACCGTCTTTATCTCTTTGTGGAGGTTGATACCCATCTGTTTGACCCATAGTATCTAGATATTCTCCAAGAGTAGGGTCCATTGCTGGATCTCTTTGACCTGGTGTAGAGCTTTTCCATTCTCCAACATCCACAGATTGATTTGTTATATTTGTAACAAAAGCAGGTATCATACCTACTATTTTTGACATTTTAAAATCTAAATCTGTTTTACTTACTCCATCATTACCGTATTGTTGAACTAAGTTATAATATTCATCTCTAAGATAACCAAAATCACCTTCTACATCTGTTATTTTACCAGTTGCAACAGCTTTAGATAATTGAGTATTAAACGCCGCTGTTTTTTGTTCTTTTTTCTTGTCTAATAAAAGATTTTTTGCTTTTCTTTCTTGTAATTCTCTTTGCTGTCTAGCGTTTACTATTTGAGCTATTTTACTTGTAGAGTTTGATATGCCTTGTAAAGCTGCTTGAGTACCTGCTGCCGTTGAAACGTAAGCGCTGTATTGTGGGTTGTTATATGCCATTGTTATGTTAATTTAGTTGTTAAACGCTTCCGGTGCTAGGTTGAGCACTACCACCTGTGTTACCACCGCTACCTGTGCCACCACCGCCACCGCCGCCACTGCCACCTCCTGGTGGTGTTGCTGGCGCTTCGTATCCAGCATAAGCTTGAGCTATATTACCTAGGGCACTCATGGTTCCTGTCATAGCATTTGTTTGATCTGAATAAGCTTGACTAGACGCTTGAGATTGTATTCCCATCATTCCAGCAACTCTGTCTATTTCGCCTTGTTCTCTATTTTCTTGCATACCTTGAGTGTATTGTATACCAGCAGCATCCGCTCCTTGCATTCTAGCACCTTCTGACATACCAACATTCTGCATTCTTTGACCTTCGTTAATTCTTATACCTTCTAGTCTTTCTTCTCCTTGTGCTTTTAATTTTTCATTATCAGCCTCTTGTTTTTCTATACTAGCAGATACTCCTTTTTTACTTTCTAAAGCTGCTTGCGCTAAAGCAGTTGCTCCACCTGCGCCTGCTCCAGTTGCTCGAATTGTGTCTAGACTGTTAGCTAAAGCTAAATCAGCTTCTTCAGCCTGCATCTCAGCCGCTTGAGTAGCAACGCCTAAATTAGCATAAGTATTAGTAGCCATACCACTTAAATCAGAAGCCATACCACTAAGGTTTTCAAAATTAGCATATGGATTACTTATATCTTGTCTATTTGCTTCTAAAGTTTTTAGCTCCGCAGCTAGCACTTTCTGTCTTCTATCAGCGTTTCTTTGAGCTTTAGCTGCTCTACTACCACCAATGAAACCTGTTATTAAAGTCGATGCTACGCCAATAATGCCGACTGCTACCATTGTCATATAATTATTTTTTTAAGTATTATTTTTTTCAAATTCTTCATAAGTATTGTATGTTAATCTTTCTTCTAATTTCTTAGTGTCAGTTGTATTGTCTGGGTTAGGATGTACGTTTATAAAAACAGAATCTTCCAATGCTTGTATTACTCTTTTAGCACCAGCAATTGCGTTTACATACGTTGGTGCGTTATATATTATTGTTCCTTCTTCTGTAGCTATTTTAATTCTTCCTTTCATTAAGAACCAAGTTTGAGTTCGATTGTGAATTTTACCAATAACTATTCCATCTTTTAACATAGACATTTCTCTTATGTAAACGCCGTCTGAAAAAGAATGGGTTAAAGGAAAACTGTTTGAGTTTCCTTTTACTATATCAGGACTGTCATATGTTAGAAGTTTATTTTCTAACAAAGTTATTTTATTTCTAAAATCTTGTATAGCTATTTGTTTTGTTTGTGTTTTATTTAATTTCATTTATCTTGGTGCAAACGTACTACCAACTGCAAATAGTTCTTTTAAACCATTAGGATCAGTTGTTCCATCTGTTTTCATTGTTACTGTTGCGTAATAAGCTTTTATACCTGTCATTGAATTACCAAATACAACTTCACCAGTTATTACTGTTTGTGTATTGTTAGGTATAACAGCCATATATTTATTTTGTTTTCTATCAAAACCTGCTCTATAAGGAATACCATTTTCTTCATAAAAACCTTCAACATAACTATATATTTTTCTATACTGCGACGATCCAGTTCCTTCAACAATAGTATCGTTTCTAAGAACCCATTGATTATTTACGTCTGTATCAAAACCAGTTTCATCAGAAACTAAAGATGTTACTTCCCATCCATTACTTCCTTCATAGTTAATTGTTTGAAAAGTTTTAACATTGTTTGGTGATGGATTAAACACGAATTGAACAGATGAAGCTTGAGGTGTTGTTCCATAAAAACTATTTCTAGTTTGATTAGTATAATGTTGATATATTTTACTATTATTAGCGTTAGATTTAGCTGTATAAAAATTACCTTGTGAGCTAAACATGTCTCCTGGTTTGTAAGTATAAAAACTTGTCCAACCTTTAGATCTTTCGTCAAAACTTAAACTAGTGTAAGTGCCATCGTCGGTAACATTAGTAAACCTGTTTTTTTGTATAGATAATACATAGTTTTTATTATGAGAATCGTAAGAACCTAATATTGAACCAGTGCTTGAAATGGCTGACAATTGATCTCTAAAAAAATCAATCATACCATAGTTTGATATTTCTGTTATTTGTCCTCCTGCTAGTCTTAGAACAGCATTCTGAGTTCTATCAACAAAGTACTTAGCGTAACCATATACTGCAAAGGATTCTGGATTAGTACTTATTCCCCAGTTTCCTGATATAGGAGTTATTTGACCTATAACTAATCTACCACTAGTTGTAATAGCAGAACCTTCAGCTGTAAATATAGCATCTTTATCTATTAAAGCATTATTAACTTTACGCTCTTGAAATATAAGTAAATTAGTATCTTCTGCAAACAACTTTTGTATTGATCCGCTTATTGGATCTACACTTCTAGTTATTTCTTCTGCTACACTAAATTGATTTGTTTGATTAACACCTGTTCTTGAATTAAATATGCCTGAGTATATAAGAGACGACTCTCTGCGTGACTGAGCGTCATTATCTTCAACTATATATGCTTTTACACCTAAATCAGTAGATGTATTATTATAACCTCCTCTAATACGTGATTCTTCTATGTACCAATCTTCGTCTTCGTTTTTAACTTGAGGTCCTGTCCAGGTAACTGTAAAGCTATAAGCGCTAGCAGTTATTGCAACGTCTTTGTCAAACGTCATTACTGTTTGATTTTGGTTTACTGTTACAACTCTTGTGTTAGCAGCAGCGCCTGCACCTATAATAGTATCACCTATTTTAGGAGTTCCTATACCAAGAGTGCCAAAACTAACATTACCACCAGCACTTACTGTTTGTGCGGCTGTAGATGACCTAGTAGCCCCAATTTCAAATATGTAAGGAACGTCTGCTAATTTCTTCACGTAGTATGAGTTAAAAAATGATACTTCTAATGTTAGTGACATATTATATTAATTACGTGTTTTTAATGATTATTACAGTGGACCTAAGCTACAGTCTGTTGCTCCGTATGTTGCGTCTCCAAAATTTATTATTAAACTTTTAACACCTGAGCCTACACATCCTTCTCCTGAAACGTTTGTTGTTATAACTCTGTACTCTCCTGGTGCACTAAAGTTTTTTGTTTGAGTTCCAGGATTTCCGCTTGATGCTACTAGTTGATATCTACTTGTTATGTTGCCAGAACTATCAACTGCTAAATTCCAGCTAGAACTAGGCGTTGATCTATATTGCACTGCATAGTAAGCTGTAATATCTCCTCCGGTAGTTGTTAATAAAGGCGTGATAAACATAACTCCTTGAGTTAAGGCTCCAGTTGTATAAGAAACGCCTGTAGGAGCATTTGCTCTAACGTTATAAAAATCAATATTATTACCAGGAAAAAACACGCCACTTAGTGTTGGGTACGAACCTGTTGATGTAGTTGTTGAACTTGCTCCGAAGAAAGCTTCAAAGCTTTCGCCACAACCAGCGCTTAAAGTACCTTGTTTACCGTTACAAATAGATTGAGGGACGTGCTGAACACCTACGGTAAATGTTATACTAGCTGTTGCTGATATTCCGTTTCCATTAACATCAGTAACTCTAGCGATTACAGTATAAGTTTGACCTTCTGTCAAAGCGCTATTAGTTGTCAAAACTCCAGCAGCACTCATTGTAAATTGATTTAAAACAGCAGATGGATTTGTTGGGCTTAGATCAAATAATAATTGCTCGATTTTATTAGCAGTAGTATTACCTGTGTTAGTTCCGTTTACAGCTGTAAAAGTTTGTATAGTTGTCGAAGCTATGGTTATACCAGTTGGATCAGCGGCACTTGTAAAACTTGGAGTAATATTAGTTAAAGAAGCTACATAAGTAACTGTGCTTGTATAGCTAGTTCCAGTTTGACCTGGATCGTAAGTTGCTTGAAAAGTTATGTTATAAACATCGCTAGAAGGATTATTTGCCGACGCTTGGTTAAATACAAAGAATTTAGCTGCAGCTGTTTTTAGTGAATAAATAGCATTTTCAGTTGTAGTAAAAGTAAAGAAAGCTGAAACGTTTTCTGTTAAATTAACGTCACTGGCTCTAAACGCGCTTAGTATTGATACGTTTGTTAATTCAGAAGCGTTTGTTATTGTAGTTCCACCACCGCTTACAAAAGATATAGCAGCGTCTACAGTTCCTTCAGGGGCTAAAGCTTCGCTAAAACTTGCTGAATTAGAAGTTATACTAGTTATACCAGGATCTTGTGCGTTTATTAAATTATTTAAAGTATTTATTTTACCCTGCAAAGATGTTTCCCAGAATATTTCTAACAAAGAAAATACAGGTTTAGTTTCTGCAACGCTTAAATAAGGAGTCATTGTACTTATTTGTTCTGTGTTATCTACTGGATAAGTTGAAGGTTGTGTTAAACTATTAGTTAACGCACCAATGCCACCAGCTACTGTAGGTATTTCTGTAGAACTAAGTCCTAACTTACCGTTAGAAGTTGTATCTATTTTAATTGCAAAAGGATTTAAATCAGAATTATAAAAAGGTTGAACTTTAGGTGATGTACCCCAAGGTAAAGATCCTATAGTATTTGGAACTGTAACACCTGATGTCTCAGTTGTACCAACTTGACCATAGTCTCCTTCAGGAGCATTAGCTTTAAAAGGTATTGCTGCTATTTCCATGTCTCTTACAGTTTGTATAGATAAAACTTCTTGTGCTAAAAGACCTGGGTAATATTGTTTGTTCCAAGCTGTGTAAGCTTGAGGCACACCATAAGGTCGTGTTGTTTTACTGTTTAAAGTAGGATTGTTTACTCTTAAATATAATCTTTCGCTACTGCTAAATTCAGTATCCGTAGGACCTACTTCATTTAAGTCTCTAGGAACTTTATTTATATTGTCACTTAGCAACACAGAAAAAGATGATTTGTTTTGTTCGTCGCTTTGGGTTATAGGTAGACCATTTACAAAACCAGGAAGATATACATTATAATATTCTTGTTGTTGTTGTTTAACTACAACTTTGTAAGAATACCATCCAAGTGGATTTGTTAAAGACCATATGCCTGGCATACCAGTAGCTGGGTTTAATTCTGTAGCAACAGCTGAATCTATTCTAACGCTTAACGCATCGCCTAGCCAATCTATAATAGGATTACCTATTTGATCAGTATAACTATTATAAGGACTAAATATAGTTGAACCATTTGTGCCGTTTAAACTATCATAAGAAGATAACACAACGTCTGATTGTCTTCCATATCTATCTGATAACACAAAGCCAACTTGATATGTTCTATTTTGCTTTAAGTTATGAAAAGGATATTCAACTGTATTTTGGTTATAAGGTTTTTTAGCATCTATTAAAGCACTAAAGTCTATAGAAGCTGGGCTACTATGTTTGTCTACATAATTACCATAAACAACTCTATTACCTATAAGTTCTTGAGCTAAAGCTTTAATTGGTACTTTGTCGTATACTCTAGTTGTTTGGCTTGCTGGTAATGTTTTGTAAGGTTTGCTGGAAGCGTAATCATATTCATAATAAGTTTGAAAAATATCACCATGTATAGGATCATCAAAATTAATATTTAAAAAATCTGAAGTTAAGCTTGAAACTATTACAGTATCTAAAACTTTAACAGCTAAAGCATCTGACTCTTTATATAAAATATCTATTTCAATAACTAAAAGCTCAGCAATTAAATCAGCCGGGTTTTTATAAGGTAATGGAATTTTTATTCCTATATTCTCAGCGCTATTTTCAAACCAATTTAATATAGTAGATTTGTAAGCGTTATCCATGTCAACTTGATAGCTGTTTAAACCTCCACCAAACTCGCTGTTTTGTTTTGGTATAAACATAGGTTGAGAAAAAGGAGCCATTAAAGAATACTCATTGTCTTCATATTTAAATCTATAACTAAATCTAATAAATTTATCTTCTAAAAAATCTGCATCACCTGTCCAACTAATATCAAAATTAGGGTTTAATCCAATTTTTATTGCTTGATTTATACCCCAAACAGTCGTTGCTTTAGATAACGTTACTGTCCATTTTATATTATCTTGTGTATCGGGAGCTGTTCCGGTTGTTGCTGCAAAGCTTGCGACAACTGAAGTTATAGTAGTGTTACTTTCTATAGTAGTGTCTGGCCCTGAAACTAACCATCCTATTTTAGGTATAATATCCGCATAATGATCTGTCGCTGGTAATAAAAATTCATATACTTGATTAGGAGAAGTTCCAGTTACTGCTGCAGATAGTGAAACTTGTTTACCACCTGGTAAAAATTGCTCTGTTTTATTAGTCATTCCTGGTCTTTGAAAAGCTATTTCAAAATCAGCAGTTGGAATGGTTACAGATTTTGATAATACTATAGAGTTTGCAGCAGCATCCGTGGGCTCTATAGCAACTACGTATATGTATTGATTCCATGGTGAAGAAGCTATTGGTGGAACTATGGTAGACGCTTGGCTAACTATATCACCTATTTTTATACCAACAATACTAGCTGGCGTAATAGTTGTACTAAGAACCGTTGTTACTAATGATACTTTATGAATTACTCTGTCTAATACTATAACAGGATCACATGGAGCATATTTTGCTACAGAAATATTATCCTCAGATGAATAATGAGTAGGAATACTTTGTACAGGACTTGGATTAGCTAAGTTTATGTTTATTTTTCTTGGTTGATTTAAGTTATCAGTCCAAAATAATAAATCTTGAACTAAATTAACTCCTGTTATTGGGAAAGATTGATTAAAATTTAAGAAATTACCAGTAACTAAAGTAACTAAATTATATGGAGCTGATAAATCTAATTCGTATATAAAATGTTTTTTATCAACAGATCTAACGCCATTAGGGCTATCCCAATCAGTAGCGTATAAATATACTTTATTTGTAGTTTCGTTTACATAATGACCTATTATTCTAGCGTTAATTGCATTTAGAGTTTTAATAGATGTATTTCCTAGCATGTTTTCAAACTCGCCAACAGTAGAGCCTTCTGATCTACTAATCATTAAATTAATAGCTTCTCGATATTCACCGTTAGGTAATAATCGAGAGTCAAGATCCTGGTTCATTTTACCTTTTAAAAAGGTATTTTTAATTTCAGCCATGTATTATGATTTTATCCATTTAGATTTACCTCTCATTACTTGAACTATTTCATCAAGCTTAATGTTAGACAATCTTATCTTTGCGTTTCTTAATTCTGAAGACCTTTCTTTTTTGTATCTTTGAACCACGTACTCTTGTATATTAGCTCTAGTTGACAATATAGAATAACTTAGATGAGCGTACATAGCTGATTCAGCCATCTTTGGTACTTTAGTATCCAAGTCATAAGCAAGTCCATCAGAAATGTACTCTAGCAATATAAGTTTATTAGCTAAATCACTAGAGAATGATATAGTACCTGTAGTTTCGTTTATTGTAAACCAACCGTTTGTTTGCATGTTGACAGGATCGCCACCATACCTTTGGCCATAGTTTTGAAAACCATAACCCCAGCTGTTCATACCCCACCAATCAGACATGTTGTTGTTAATATTAGCGCCAGTTATATTAGCTGGATTATTAGCAGCCCATCTTTCATCTGTTTGAGAACTACCTTCTGTGTTTTCACCAAATTGATCTTGTATAATATCACCAAAATTATCTTGCAATGGAGCTTCACTTGGACTGCTAGTTAATTGTGTAGGATATATAGTATGTTTAACACCTATAGCATCAACCCATGACATTTTAACATAGTTAACATAATCTTGAGGCATTGGAACACTTAATGATCCAGGTACAGATAACTCTTGTGATTTAATACTTTTTAAAGTATCAAAACTAAATTCTTGTAATCCACGTTTAGCATGAAATATAACATCTGTTCTATTTACTCTAGGTATTAGTTTATCTTGACCAACGTACCCAACTATAAAGTTATTTATAATATCGTTTAACTTTGTGTATTCATAACTTCCGTAGTTATTTTCTACAGCAGTGCTTTTTAATTGAATTCTTACATAACTAAACTGCGGTAGATTACCTGGAAAAGTTATAGTATTACCTGTTACTATGTATGAAGTTATATATGGAACAAACGTTATTCCATTAGCGCTAGTAAATATAAGAAAATTATTTAAAGCGTAATCAGAGTCACTAGGATTCCAACTAGTAGAAGATCCTAATATTAAATCAGTATTAAAAGTTGTAGTAACCGATCCTTGAGTAAGCGTGCTTATGAAGAATTGCTGAGCACCTTCATAGTATTGTATATTTGTTTCAGTTATTAAACCGCCATTAGGTGTAGACATATTTTAGCTTTTAGAGTTTTGTTCTTCTTGATTTACTTGTTGAGAAGCAACTTGTATTATAGTAGGATCGTTTATTATAACACCAGCATATATTAATATTTTAGTTATAACGCTTGTTTGTTCTGTTACGCTTAATTCAAAGTTTTGAGCTTCATCCGCGTTAAATAACAACTGACCTAGTAAACCTGGTGACGATGCCCAAAAAACATCTTTAGGTTTTTTTAAATATGATATATTAATATCATTAGCAGTAACAATAGTAGTAGGATAAACAGATAGTAATGAATTACTAGGTGTTGTATCTGCGCCTGCCTCTAATAAATATATAGGAAAAGAAGTTGTTGGTTGTGTTAAAGGAGATAGAAGTAATTGTGTTATCTCGTTTCTTTGTGCATATTGACTTAGTTGTATGCCTTGGTATATTATAGAACCTATTTTGTATATATCATTTAATGGACCAGGTGTGTCATCTGGATACACTCTTACGTTTAAAGTAAAAGGATTATTACCAGTAATAGCTCCTGCTGTAGAAGCGTTGTTTATATATTTTTGAAAAGGTTGTAGTTTTTGTTCAATGTTTGTTACGCGGTTTGCGTATTCAGTATCGTTTTGTGGCGTTCTGTATTGTTGGTTTAAATCATCTTGATAAGTTTCAAAAATACTTAACTGTACCTGTGTGCCAACTTTGTTGAATTCATCAGGTGTCATATATCCTCTTTGTTGTTGATTAAGGATTAATAAGACTGTCTTGTATACAGTATCTACGTTTATTGCCATTGTGTGTTTTTTTTATTATAATAAAAAGGCGGCGCGAAGCCGCCTAATTATTAGTATTACAGGTTAAGAGATTTTTTTCTCTATTGATTTGTACACTGCAACTCCTTCATCTGTCTTAAACCAAGCAGCTAGTGCTGAGTATGGTTGTTCGTCAAAAGGAACAGTCATCAATTTTTTACCATTTTTCTTCCATTTGAAAGTTCTTTGATCTTGTGATAAATCTATAATTTGATCTTCCACCGCTCTTATACCAAAGTTTCTTAGCAAAACATTTTCATCTTGTGCTAATGCAATAAGTGTTCTAGGCTCTCTTCTAGCAAAGACTAAAATATCTCTTTTTAGTTCTTTAGAACTTAGGTTAGCAACTGCTGATCCGTGCTCTACTCTAAGTATAGCTTCCACTTGGTCAATCTCCATGTTCTTCGCTATGTTCATAGCCATTAGTTCTACTTCTAAATCTACTAACTCATCTTTAGCTATTTGACTTGGTTTATACTCTTCGTATCTCAAGTTAAGATCTGGATGATATATAGATAGTAATTTCTGTAAAGCTTGATATTCTTTTGGAACATTCAACGCTCCGTCTTTAAACATTATATGTCCTAATGTACTTTCACCTTTTTGGTCGTCTACAAAACAAGAGTTTTGATTAGTAGCGTAGCGTAATGCTCTTTGCGTGTTAGTTGTTGGATCAAAATGTAATAACGGATACTTTTCAGTATGTTTTGATTTTATTGTAAATGTAACTGGCTTTCTGTTTCTTGAAAGAAAATAATTTCTATCTTTTATTTCCCAGTTTTTTTCTGCCTCTAGGGCGTCTACTTTTGTACTTTGTAACATAATATAATATAATTAAATAGTTTATAAAAAAAATAAGAGTAATAATTACCCCCGTAGTTTTTACGAGGGTAAATATCACAATAAATATTAAGCAGTAAACAATACGAAATTGTTTGCAGCTTGTACACATAAACATCTTTCTGATAAGAAGTTCACTTCCATTGCATCAAATGCAGAAGTAAATGCACCACCAACAGAACCTGTTAGCCATGATTTCATTCTTCTGTCATCAGCTTCTGAAGATCTGTATCTTACGTGTAAGAAAGGACGTCTTATGTTTGTTCCTAGTAACTGATCGTATACTGTAGAAGTTCCAGCTGGAATTAATACACCATCGATATTGTCACCATTAACAAAATTTGAAGAACCACCTCTTGTAGAAGCATCATTCAAATATTTCCATGAAGTCTTGTAGAAGTCATAAGAACCTCTTCTGAATCCAGAAAATCCTAAGTTAAGTGCCATATCTTCAGAGTTTTCAAATACACCGTAAGATGTACCTCCAGCTCCGTAAGAATTTTGTTGTGCTAACATGTTATCAAATAGTAACTCAGTTTTTCTATCTAAGAAAAGCATGTTTTCTTCAATAGCTCCTTGAGAATCTAAATTTGCTAACACTTCGTCAAAGTCTTGTAAACCTCCAGCATAACCAGATAGTACATTACCTCTTGCGTTTATAGCAGAGAATAAACCTTGAGTTCCTTTTGCAGCAACAGCAGCGCTAAAACCACCAGCAGCTAAGTTGGCGTTTGCAGCAGCAGCTTGAGTACCGAAAGAGTTACCACCAAGTACCTGAGCTAATTCACCTTCAATCATACTCATTTCTAAGTAATCTTCAAAACGTAATCTAGTTTCAGACTCAGCTTTTAGATACCATAAGTATCCTCCTTGACCGTCTTCAGTTGCAACTTCAATCCATCCAATTTGTGCAGTATCAGATCCAGATATAGCATATCTATCTCTAATAATGATTGGAGAGTTTGAAAACTGTGTGAAAGATGGAGTAATACTTTCTTGTACAACACCACCATTACCACCTTGTGCAGCAGCTAATCCAGAACCTTTAGCAAATTCAGAACCATATACAAAGCATTTTAATCCTGTGATAGCAGCAACATTAGCAGCAGCTCCACTTGCAAAAGCAGCATCGTATGGAAATAATTCCACTACGTTTGCTCCAATAGCAGCAGCTCCAGCAACCGTAGCTCCAGATCTACCAACAAAACAGTGAACAGCTCCAGCAGGATTTGCAGGATCCATAACAACTACTGTCATGTTAGGAAAAATTGTATTTGTAACACCGGCTGTAGCAGCAGGGTTAATGTTTAATAATATACCACCAATAGCTAATGAACAGCCATCGTATGCGATATGTAATCTATTTTGTTCAGACCAAATTACTTGATCAGATGTCATTGGCATCTCAGCTCCAACCATTCCTAAAAAACCAGATAGAGTTCTATTTCCATATCTCTCTACTTCAGCTTCGTAAACTTCAGGTAAATATTGTTGAGCAAAATCAACAAAATTTCCAGGTACTCCAGCTCCACCACCATTGTTGGTCCACTGTAAGTAATTTCCTGTTGTTAATTGTTGAGTTTGTGAGGGTTGTAACGTGCCAAATTGCGGACTTAATGTTCCCATAATTTTTGTTTTTAATTTTAAATGTTAATTATCTTTTTTTAATTTTTAACTTAGAGCTACTAACACCGCCAGATAAAGATTTTATTTTAAATCCATCTATAAACATTTCCCCTGTGGATGTTTTTCTTACATCACTAGTAGGATTTTTAGAGGTTTCGATTACGGTTTTAACACCATCAGCTTTACCTTGTTCATAAAAATGATTTACTATATTGTCTACGTTTTGAGCGGCGTAAAGAGCTTTGTGATAACCTTTAGGATCACTAACATTACCTTCTGCGTCTAGGAACTTCCCAACAAAGTTGTTAATATCTGATTGATTTTCAGCAGTTTTAGCTGGATTTTTAACACCATATCTATACTTTTTTTCACCAACTTCGAAATCAAAACCTTTGAATTCATTAGTAAAAATTTGTTTAGTTTCGTTTAAAAACCTGTCATGTTTCTGCCTTGCTTCTTCTTGCTCGTCATTATATCGGTTGAAAAAGTCAACGGCTTTTTTTTGTTCTTGATTTACGCCCGGTCTCATCTTGATCTCGTCGTAATATTTAGTTTTCAAGTCCTCTAAATAGTCTTTAGCTTTTGCAACTTCTTCTTTTTTTGCGAGTTTCTTTTTTCGGATGTCTCGCTCCTCATCTACCTCATCATCAAAATGAAAATTATCTTCCATGATAAAGTCAATCTCTTCCTCGTTTAAATGAGGTTTTGCTTTTTTATAATATTCTTTTAACAGAACATTATTATCTACATTAGAATAGTCTGCGTTTAATCTTGCGTAGTCTTCTATGTTTCCACCAGTTTCTTCCATGAAGCTAACTAGTTTTTCAATATTTTCTGGTAATTTTTTACCTAAAACTTTCTCATCACGTAAAGCTTCTTTAACTTCACTAGTTACTTGTTTTACTTCTTCTTTTGTTATTTCTTGAATCGGCGACTCATTTTCAGTAGCTTTGATGGGCTCTGGTATTTGTTTGTCCACCTTAGCGCTATCTCCGGTTTGTTCGCCCACAACCACTTTTTCTGTTTCTCCGATTTGAATGGCATCGTCTTCTGTTTTTTTAGTTAAATCTAACTTAGGGACTTCAGCTTTTTCCTCTGCTTTAACTGGTTTAGATAAATCCATTTTTGGAACAGCAGTTGAATCTGGCACTAATTGCTTAGGTTTAGTTTTTTTGGCTGATTTAATTTTAAAGTCACCTTCTTTTTGTACTTCTTCTTTTAATTCTGACATGATAAAATATTATATAATTATTAATAAAATTATTGAGGCGCTAATTCTTGCGCGCCAAATCCACCCATAGTAGGGCTTGATTCAAAATTCTTAGCCATAGAATCATTTTGTCTTTGACTAATCATTTCACTTTGTTGTGTAGCTTGTATTTGAGTACGTTTGTCTTTTCTATCCTCAATAAACTGCTCTTTTTCTTTAACTGCGCTTAACTGAACATTAGCTAATTGTAAATCATAGCCAAATTTAATCTCCATCTCTTGTTGTTTGATTTGAGATGCCATTTGCATTCTTTGCATTTCCATTTGAGACTTAGATTGCTGTATGTTTACTTCTTGCTCTGTTAAAGCTTGATTTTTTTGAACTTCAGCCATAGCAGCTCTTTCGGCAGTTTCAGCATTAGCGTTAGCCTGTGATTTAATCATTTGCTGTTGTTGCGCTCTATCTTCTTCTTGTTTTTTCTTGCGCTTTATTTTTAGCATATCATTAGCTAGTTGAAGATTTCTTATTTGACGTAAGTCAATAGCATCTTCTAAATCAATACCGCCTGATTGCAAAGCAACTTGTATGTTTTGCTCTAGCATTTGTTTTTCTTCTTCTTCAGGTTCTAATTCTAGATATATACCAAAATCATGAAGATTTAAATTGCTTATTTCTTTTAATGTTTCAGTATTATATACTGATATACTATTAAGTAATGAGTTTAAAGTTAAAGGATATTGTATTGAGTCTGCAACTTTTAAAGAAATGTTTTCACATGTTCTAAGTGTTAACCATAAACTAGCATCCAGTATATGTCTTGTAGCTATGTTAGATGCGTTGGCTGCCATTTTTTGCAAACCAACTAAAGCGTCTTTATCTGGAGCACTACCATCTCTAGCTTCGTTAAGTCCAGTTACATCTCTTATCATTTGTAAATAATATTGATAAGTTTGTATTAAACTTTGAATTTTAGCTTGACCACTAGAACTACTTAATTCTTGTATAGGTACTTTACCTCTGTTCATATCACCTTCTTGAGTAAGTGATCTACCAACTATAGAACCTGTTTGAAAATACATATTCAAAGCCTCAGCTGGATTATAATTTGTACCATTACCTAAGTCAACTTCTGCTAATCCATCCATATCCAAAAATACACCATCTGGTACTATTCTAGACATAACTTGTTGTAGTTTAAGATGTGTTAATTGAATCATATCAGCAAAACCTGTTATCTTGCTAACTAATGAATCTACCTTACCTAAATACATTCTAGGAGCACATATGCTGTAACTCATTTCTACTTTTGTAGTATCAGCAGTAGGTCTTGTCATGTTCTCTGCTAATTCCCACTGTAGCATTTCATTGTTGCCTAAAACTTTAGCTCCTTTGTATAAAACTTCTATAGTTCTAGATACTCTTTCAAATCCATCATTTTCTGGTGGATTAAAAGTGCTTGGTTTTTCTAAAGCTTTTAATAAACCTTGTTCAGTCTTTTTTATTTTAAAAACTTGATCATTGTAAGTTTTGTATTCAAAAAATAAAATTTGTATAGTGTTTCTATCGTAAGTTTGCCATCCAAAAGTTTGTGATCTATTGCTACTTCCTTGGTCTTGTATTTTTTCTAATTGCTCAGATGTTAAGTTTGGAAATTGTTTTTTAATTTCAGGTATTGTTAAAGACTTAACTTCGCCAACATAATATATATCTTCAAAGTTTGGATCATCTGTGTAAGAATATATTAATTTAGATGGGTCTACATATTCTAGTTTTATACCATTTGCTTTATTCCAATTAGTTTTAACTGCTCCAATACCTAGTACAGTTAAATCATAATTAAATCTTCTTTTTAATACATCAAATTTATTTCTATCTAATACATTATTTATTACTTCCTCTTCTGCAATTTCTACTGACTGCTTGTAAGTTAACTGCATGTGTAAATCCAGTTCTTCTTGGCTTTCAGGTATTACAGCTGGATCATTTTCAGTTAAATCAAACCCTAATTGTTCTTTAACAGCATCTGTAAACGGTTTTGCCTTCATGTCTTTTAATAAAGACTGAGCGTATTTAGTTCTTTGCTTCATAGACGAAGGATCTTGAGCGTAAGCTTTTATTTTGTAATCCTTCTGTGACATACCATTAACTACTATATCTACAAACTTAGAAACAACCGCAACTGGTTTCCAATCTAAATTAAGATAAGACATATCACCGTTAATAGATAATTCGTCTTTATATTTTTGAACAGGTTGTTCTCCTCTAGCATACAATCTTAAACTATGGAATCTATTAAAAGAACTAGCAAATCTATTACCTTCTCCTCCTTGTGTCCACCATTCACCTTGTATAGCTTGCGCAACTCTAGTTCCATATTCTAATGAATTTTTTTCTTCATCACTAACGACTTGGCTAGGAAAAGCACTATTTTTATTTGTGTATGTATTCATTTATTTTATTATTTTTGAAACCGAGCCTTTGTTGTCGTATTTTTTAAAACCTAAATTTATCTTTTCTCTAACAGTTATATTAACTGGTGCATATCTATTCTTGTTACAAGCCATTATAGCAAGTCCAGAGCTAATAGAAGCATCATGCTTTGTTCTATTGTTTATATCAAACTGAGCCCAATCTTCTAAAGTTCTTTGAAAATATAAATCTCCATAGTTTTCGCCTAAAAAGCCAATAGCATCTTCTATATATGTTTCAATAGCTGCTGCGTGAGCTTGTTTTATGTCTTCACTTGAATTAGGTATTCCACCTATTTCTCTTTCTGTTACAGATAATTTATTATACTTTTTATCTGGTCTGTTCATTGCAAAACCTCTATAACCTCTTCTTTTAAAGTGATACAATAATCTTGGTTTATTATTTTCACATAATATTGGCATGCCATAAAAAGCACAAGCCATTAATACATCTTCAAAAAATATTTCTGCGGTTTGTGGACGAGCGATATACTCTAAGAAAAAATGATCAGGTGGAGCATCTTCCATGCTAAATTTAGTTAAACCATGTAAAGATCCGTTAGATCCTTTACCGTCAACTGTACCTGATATATCATAACTATCACAACCAAAAGCACCCAAGTGTTCGTTGCCTGGATATTTAATACCATTTTTAATTATGTTTCTATTTTGTAAGTTTATATTTGGTATCCAAGATATATAAAATCTACCGTTTTTGTTAGGCATGAATATAACTCTAGTATCTTTAATACCATTTTCCCATTGAAAATTACCTTGAGTAACTAAATTTTTATGAGACATTTCTTCGTTGTAATCTATCTGCTCATATATCTTAGTAAGATTAAATAAAGACATTTTAGATTCATCTCTAAACGCGTGTTTAGTAGTACGTGGAAATTGTCTATAAAACTCGTTTAATCCATCTTGATCATTCTTTAATCCTTCTACTTCATTTTCCCAATATTCTAATACGCCTATTTTAATAGAGACCCCATGAGGACCTTTGGTATTTTTTGATGGTGTGTCGAAGACAGGAAAGCCATAAGAATCGATGTATCCTTCGTAATTCCATTCCATAGGAATGAACAAAGAATAGAGTCCCGAACGAGTCTGTCCATTCGCATTTCTTTTGTTGACGTCTGAGTCATCATATAATTTTTTAAAATTTCTACCACCTTTATCTAAAGCATTTGACGTTGATCCCATCATACACTTTCCAATAATTCTACTACCTAATCGAAGGGTGGTTTTCGTAACACGCCAATTGTTGAGGATGTTGTTCGGGCGTTCCCACTTCCCCGATTCATCGTGGACGAGGAGTTTGAGTTTCTCCCCATCGTAGGCGTTGTCACCCGTGTTCTTCCAATCGATGGTCGTGTCAAGCCCGGCGAGATCCTCGGTTTTGTCGGACGAGGTAATACTTCTTCTGGTGAACTTGCTGGCTGGGACCCTGTAGGCCAACTCGGTCTTTGGACGGTCCATTCCGTCCTGGATGGGCTTGAAAAAGAATGGGTAATTAACGGATATCGGTACCACCTTATCCGTGAACATCTTCTTAGCATCGGCGCCAGATTTGGACAAAATCCCAAAACGTGCGT